ATATTAATTGGACTTTGTGCTGGGAAGAATGGTTGGAATGGAATTGGTCCATCTGGAATCAATCCAAAAACCTTTAGTTCGCTATTAACATAAGCATTAAGAAATGTTGGGGGAAATCCAGTTTGTGTATATGTATTAAGTGTCATAGTCCTATTCTACACCAACCTTTGCGTTAGCAATCCATTTAAACCCAGTCTCAATGCCCTTTTGTTTACCAAATTTAGATCCAGACTTAAGATTTTGTTTATATAAAGTTGGTTTTTTAATATAGTCATACAAACCACTAGCACGTAAAAATGATTGTTTAAAATATCTAAGCATAAATTCATCAATTGTTCTTTCAAATGATCCAGCAACATATTCTCCTCCTGGGCTTCTTACTGTTACAGATCCCTTAGTAAAGATTGTATTCCCGCCTTCTTCAAAAACTAAAACTGATGATTTTTTAGGAGTTATAGTTACTGCCACCTTGTTTTCCATAATGCTTGCTTTGTTATAAAATGGCTCATTAGAATCTTCTTTTAGTGTTCTTGATTGTCTAAATTTAGAATTAATTGTTAACCCATTATTACTAACTGTATAATCTAAATCGAATAACCTTGCACTAGGACTTCCAGTTTGATACCATTCATATACATGATGAAGGGCATTTGGATTTCCTCTAGCGGAAACATCAACATAGGCAGCCATTGCTTGAATAGTTCCTACGCCTAAGTTTTTTAAAAATACTTTTTTACCTTTTTGAACACCATCTAAAAATCCAAAAGAATAATTTACAATATTATTTAACTGGGATTCAAAGTTTTTAGTGCTTGTCATTACTTTCATTAGTCACCCACTGTTTGATTTTCTGTTCTACGCCAGACCATTTTAAAATATTCAGTATTGCCAAATGGTCCAGTGAATGGTTCTACTGTAGCCATTTCATAAATTGTTCCTCTTCCAGATCTTGCCCCTGCTGTTTCTTTATAAATTAAATTATCGCTAGCACTACGTACATTGGTTATTAAAATATTAGTTATAGCATTTTCAGAATTGTTGGATGATATTCTTGGGTCATTTTTAGTTCTAGCAATAAGTTTATTTTCATATTGAAGAAAAGTTTCTGGCTTAATGTCTTCTGTTCCCGCTCCACCAACACTTGTTGCATTACAGATTATAGTTCTATCAAACACCCAGTTTTTTGTTGCCTGACCATACTGTGTTTGTCTGATAATTGGATAATAGACATCAGCCTTCATAGGGTACATGAAATCTGTTTCTGGACAGCATTCCATTATAAGACTCCTGGACGGATAATCGTTTCTACGTATTTATTTAATATTTTATCAACAAGTATGTTACCAGTACCATCAATCATTCTTTTATCGTATTCAATTTTAAACTGATCTGTACTGTAATTCTTAACATATCTCTTATAGTAATCTAATCTTCCACACTTAATGTCATCAATTAGCATTTTTGCTGCATCTGTAATATCTACTGGAACTACTTTGTATCCAGTCTCTAGTAAAAATATATAATCTGCTCCTTCTGGAAATGCTGCTGATGGAACAATGGTTTGAACGTTTCCACTATCCTCTGTATCAAATAGGCTAATTGAGTCTGAAGGTGCTACTGGTATAGTTGGATACCTTCTTTCTGCACGGTTTAAAGAATCTGTTGTTTCTACTGGATCTTTTGTAATAGCAGACTTATCTTTAGTAATTAAATAGTTATATGACTTTAATGCTGGACCATCTGTAGTATCACTAAGGTCATAAGTTAACTCTGCATTTTCATATGCCTTTAAAATTTTATGAGTTTTTTTCCACAACGGTACATAATCAGTACCTTGCCCAACTACCTCTAGATAAGTTCTATTATAATAGAATCCTCCAGTTATAGAATCAATAATTGTTCTTGCTAAATTTTCGTATTCTGTATATGCGGCAATATCTGTTGCTGTTCCAGAGGTCGCAAGTGTTGCTGGATTTACGTATGGTCTAACAACTTCTAAGTTATCTTCAACCACAATATCTCCACGCTCTATATCTGGTCCCGACGCACCTGCATCCTCATAAATACTGAGGGCATAAGACTTATCATATTTTACAAAATCTCCAGTTAATGAATATGTGACCTGGAAAGTTGCATTGGAAGTTACCTGTTCTTCTATTTCAGTTTGTTCTGCAACATCTTCAATAACTAAAATATATTCAGTGTTTGCTGCTGGAACCGTATAGGTTACAGAAAGAGGGTATGGTGGAAGACGTAATATCTGCATTTTTATTTACCGTAGTATGAGGCTACTTCTTCAGGAGATGCTGTTCGCACTAACCTGTGAGTGAGCCACTTTTCCGATGCCTCCTTTGAGACGATGTTGTAACCTACCGTAATAGGCTTAAGGTTATCCATATGTAGGTTTCTTTCTGAGTAGATTGCAACCTTTTCTTTTGGATCTTCTGGCTTTATTTCAATACCGTTTATTGATGGTGGGAAAAATGATGCAATAACTTCTAATATTTCTAACTTAGTATTTGACCCATATAGATCAATACCGTTCTTTTTAGCATATGACTTTAATTCCATAACGGTTTGTTTTGCTAATTGTTCCATTGTTGGTTTCATAATTCTCCTATGCTTAATTGTAATTATACCAGAAAAGAATAAAGGAGAGCGGTTTTGATGCCGCCCTCCCTTATAATTATTGGTTAATCTTTATGAGTCAGTGCTATCTGAGTCGACATAAGCGACTGCATCTAGTTCTTCCCATTGAATACCAAAGCGTACGAATACTGTGTATTCGATTGTGTCCTTCTTAGCACGATATTCACGATTTACTGTGATATCACGTTGGAAGCCCCATACACGGTTCTGAGGGAATGTCAAGTCGACATAACCTGCAGGGTAGTAAGGAACCTCAAGAACATCTACACCAAGTACACGAGTTGTACGTGAGTTACCTAGTGTTTGTGCAGTTCCATCAAGGAATTCTTGACGGTTTGCTTGTGTGCTACCAATGCGATCAGCAAATGATGCTGAGATTGCATCTGCAAGAGTACCGTTATTGCGAACGATACCAGCAAAAGCATCAGTACCAGCGTAGAACTTAAGGTTTGACTTAAGTGCACGATACTTGCGTGGCATTGCTAGAAGCAAGCCCTGCATAACTGATGTTGTGTAGTTGTTATCAGCAACTGTTGCAGCATATTCATGTGCATCATTGCCCTGAACTTGGTTTACCTGACGAACGAAGCCAGGCATGATGGATAGGAAGGCATCGTTGCCTGATCCTACACCATTAATAGCAAGATCTTCAATATCGTTTGCGAAAGCATTGGTCATCAAGCGAACTAGATGATCTTCAAGTGCACCGCCTTCAATATTGTCTTCTAATGCTTCAGTAGAGACTTCCCAGTCAAGACGAATCTTCTTGGTTGTCAATTCTACTTTTGAAAATGTAGCGCCGATGTTTGTGTAGTCTGGTGCTCCTTGAGCAGCAGCACGGATTACACGCTCTCCAACGTTAACCTTTTCGATTTCCATTGTGTTAGCACGCATTGTAACTTTACGACCGTCTTTGGCGAGAACTGTTGCATCCCACACGTAGTCGATGAAGCGACGAGCCTGCTCTGGTGCTAGAATACCACCTGCAACACCTGTTGGTGTTACTGCATTTGCTCCAGATGTTGATCCGAAGGCTGCTGTTGCTGTGTTACCGAGTTGTGATCCTACAGACGCTGCTGCAGAGTCCAAACCAGTTGCACTACCAACACCACCAGATACGAATGAGCCTTGAGAGTTAATCTCTGCGCCTGCTCCGCCTGACCCTGGATAGTTCTTTTCTAGATTATTATTTTGTTCCGACATATTGTTCACCTCCTAGTGATTTTTACCTTAGTTAAATAGGTCGGTATTTGTGAGGAAACGACCGCCCCATAGGGATTTCTGAACCTTGGTAGGCTCAAACTGCACGATCTCGCCTAGATCGCCAGACTTGCGGAAAGCGGTATCTTGCTCTACGGCATCTACTCGCTTGCCAAACTCATTAAAAACTCCCTTGACATTTTTTACATCATCAGATACGGTTTTAACCTCACCTGATACTGCGTCAAGAGATTTGTGTAGTGCAACAATTTGCTCGTTAAGAGACTTAATAGTTGTTGCAAGATCGCCAAAGGCATTTGTAAGAGAATTCTTGATTTCTGCAACTGCCTCAACAATTGTTTCATCAGACTTTGCTACAACAGTTTCTGTTGCAACAACTTCTCCCTCTTCTGTTTTTTCTACAGAAGAATCTGCACTACCATCATCTGACTTAGCAACTGCTAGTTCTTCAACTGCTGGTGCAATATCAGCGACTGCAGGAGTTTCTACAACTTCTGCTGGCTGTGCCTCTGGAGCGACCTGAATTTCTTCAACTGCAGCAACTTCTGCTGTTTCTGTTGTTTCATTCATAGGACTAACCTCCTTTGTAATCTTAATTGTACTAATGCCTTTAGCACTATCAACTAAGAACTTTATCATTTCTGTATTATTTTTATCTCCCTTTTCAATGAAACCAATATTTTGCATTGGATTTCCTGATGTAGGGCTTGTCTCACTTTCAGATTCTGAAACCATTACAATTCCAGTTTCTTTGTCCCAAAAAACATTTTCTATCTCTGCCTTTGAAAGATATCCACCAACTACATTTTGACCATTTACCTTTTCAATGGATACAATGTTTGCAAATTGGTTTGCTGGATTATCAACCAAGGACAACTCGTATAGATCGTATTCTTTAATAATTCTAATGCTTT